AGTAAGATCCTTCGGAAGACCCCAAGCTTTATCATTAAATGGATTCATAACGTGTGGTCTTCTTGGCCACGATAAACTGTCTTCTGGACCAGTATATGCTAAATTATAATTATTTAACATCAATCTTGTATATTCCCTATCCCAACCCCCACGATTTAATGGCCATAAAACTGGTCTAAAATATGGATTTAACTGCCATCTTTTCCTACAAGACCAAATGCTTTTTGAGCAATGATCGCTACCCCAAAAGATTTTATTAGGAGGAGCATTAAATGGGCTAGACGTGTGTCCAGATAAACAAACATAATAATATTTTATTCCTAATTTTTCTAAATATATAAATTCTCCTCTTGAATAAAGATTTCCCAGCCCCCAAACGCCGCTATCCCCAATTCTATATTGACCGCTAAATTCAAGTTCGGTTAAATTTGTCCCAGCTGCAGAATTAGTAGTCCTTATTCTCCAATCCTTATGGAAGCCGACGCTATGCCATCCAGAAGAATATGTTCCTGCTGGACGACCATTAAGAACCCAATCTCTAGGCGCCCCAGATCGGTCAATAACTGGATTCCAGGTTGACCCTCCGTCCATAGAGTAGTCAACATTAAAATTATTTACTATTGATGTGGAAGAATTAATTCTTACAGCTGTTATTTCTGCAGGATTAGTAAGAGCAACCGATATGCTACATATCGCTGCGGATGATGTTGCGCCAACCGCTGCGTAACTGCTGTCTAGTAAATTAGCTTGACTAAAATTAGTAAAATTAGAATTTGTTAATGTTGGACTAGTTATTCTTGAATATGCTATACCGCTAAATCTAAAATTATCTGGCCATCCATTAGATAAACTACCAGTAAAAACTTGTTCTAGAAAAATTTCATCATTATCTGTAGTCACTGGTGGCGCTTCTAAAGGAAGGGAAATATAGCTTTCTGGTACATTTTCACATCCTCCATAAACTCCACTATGTTGATTTGTTTTCCTTTTGTTATATTCATAACAACAACCTTCTCCTCGATATTGAAAAGGGCACTTTTCAGCTAAGAAAGTTCTTGCGGGCAAGTTAACATTTTCTAAATCTAATATTGAGCTTAGCGAATATTCTATGCTAGTTTTATTTTCTAGACTTTTTCTATCTATATAATAGACATCTTTAGGTAGTTCAAGCTCAAAAAGCCTACCATTGATATTGTACGGATTTTGATTATTTGAAAAATTACTGGGATGCAAATATTTTAAAAATGTTTTAATTCTAGTAAATTTACATCCCGCCAAATCTCCTAATGATTGTATTTGCATTCTTATATATTTATAAAAAGAATTATTATCATCGTCAGGACTTATATTTGCAAGCACAAATCTTGGAGTCGGTAGTGTTCCTGCAGAATTTAAATCAAATCCTTCTGCTGCTATTGGGAATGGATAATAATGATTTCCTTGCCATGTTACTCTTCCTCTAATTGCCGCAGAATTAAATATATTGTAATCATTATATATTCTTAATACTCCATTAGTTAAAGGTTGATTAATCGCTGTAATATTTTTAGTTTGAGGATATATTTCTCCAAAGTCTATTTCGTATAAATATACAGGAGCAGATGGCGTTAAAGATATTGTTTCAGCGTTAATTTCTTGGGAGCCGGAAACAATCTGGGCAAATACATCTGATCCATTTACCATGGCTAGCTCAATAATTCCGCCTTCACCACCTCCTCCTAATGGAGGAAGGCCAAGCGTTGGGGGTTTGTAAATTTCGTCAGCCATATTAAGCAGAAACCTCTTCGAATGTTGCTCTTAAGGTATAATTTTGATAAAAATTATAAGATACTTCCCAATTTGGGCAAATATATCTAGTGTTATAATTTGAAGTTTTACCATAAACTGCGGGAGGATTATATATAAAAGATCTCTGGCCATTCATTTGTTGCAGAAAATGTATGATACTATTTATTTCATTTTCTTTTCTAGCTTCAAAATTTAATTGAAAAGTTAGTAAATTAGTGTTAAATCCGTCCGCTATTCTTTTCTGATACCCGTTACCAAATTGTACTTTAGCGATTCTTGGGTTCGATTGTACAACTGAAGTATAAGAGGCTTGCCAAAAGAAATCTGGTACATATTTAGAATTGATAACCATGTAGCCATCCCAAAATGTACCTAAATTAGAATCCGGAGTATTATTTAAATTATTATCTCTTAAAGAATAATAATATCTACCGTTATCCCCTGAAGTAATTCCAAATTTTGGATACGTTACAGAAGGCCTCCACCCAGTTATTACATCGTTAATATTTGGCATACACCTTTTACCTTAATATTTATTACACCTTATAAGTGTAATATTATATAATGTATAGCGAAAATTTTAATCAAAATCTATATATTGATGGCAAATTAGTCTCTGGAATCTCTAGTTTAGACATTTCTTACAGAAGTAATATTAATTTAAGATATGAAATTGATTGCTCTGGCGTTAATGACTTTATTTCTGGCCCAGTTCGTGCAGATTTATCTGTTGGTTTCTACGGAAATACGCATGATCCATTTCTTCAGTATACAGGAAATAAATTATTCTCTGGCTCTATACAGTATGGAGATAGATATCTAAATTTTTATAGTGGAGCACTAAATAGATATAGTTTGAGATATGAATACGGCAGCCCAATAAGCATAGGCGCAAATTGCACCGTTTATGGAGATATGGCTAGCCTTAATAATACTGGTAATTATACTCTAATTAAAAACTCTGGACTTTTGCCCATCTATAATTTTAATTATTTAGACGTTAATTTTAATAATAACTTTAGTAAGAATGACGTTAGGTCCTTGGAGCTGGTAATCTCTACGGATAGAAATGATATATATCAAATTGGGGAATATTTGCCAACGGATATTCAGCTGGTTTATCCTGTTTTATTAGGACTAAATTTTAGTTTTAAATTAGATGAATTTGATTTTGAAGATATAAGAAAAAACATAAAAACTGCAGACTATAACTCTTTAAGTTTAAGATTAAGAGATTTCTCTTCAACTGCAATAAAAAACGTTTTTACATTTAATAATTTTATTTTAGATAACCAGTCTACAAGTCTAGATTCTTATGAAGACGGCATGGGCACATTAGGATTTGTAGGATTAATCTTATCTGGTAATAATTAATCTGTAAATATATTAAACATTTTCTCTCTCTCTTTAATCAGGGCATCGTAATCGAACTTGAAGCGATTTAAGAGATGAATTTGTTCTGTAAGTCGTGTCGTGTCATGTTTTTGAAAAGGCAGAACAGAAAGATTGTATTTTTCTTCTTTATAAAAAGGGATTAGTTTACACATTGGTGTACCACCTGGAATTATTAATCTACCTTCTTGCATATAAACTATCATATTCACGATAACGTGATTGATATAGACTGGATCGTATACGCCGGGAGTTATTGAAAAATTAGTTTGATCACTATAATAACTTGGTAACATATAAAAAGCTACGCCTCGGGGAGCTTTAACCTTCCACGGGAAACTCAGTTTAATAATTAAAGGATATATTTTACCTTTATCGAAAATCTCTGGGAACTGAGAATGGTGATGATGAGATATTGTGGCAAATTGTCTTAATTCAGGAGAGCCTTCCAAACCTCGACCAAAGCCAAAATTTAATTCTTTTGAACTTTGAGGATGCGATCTAGGTAAATCTATAAAAAAATCTGACCACATTCTTATTGTAATGCCTGAGTTAACTAAATCTTTTATTCCTGGGCATCGAACTACGTCTCCAACAGATGGATGAGATTTAAATGGACATTTTGCAACTTCTAATTGAGTTTTATAAGCCTTTGCCCTTTCTTTGTACCAGTTTGGTAAGGGTAGCTTTGAAGATTCTATCGGTGGATATACTACATTTGGATCTAAATGTTCGACCAAACATTGAAATTCTATTTTTTTATTTTTTTTAAAAAGATTAAAGATTCTTTTCATTTTTTACTTTTTTTTATCCTTTCTACTAATTCAAAGATTTTTAATTTTGGAATATCAGTAATTGAGTTAATTTTTTCTGATCCATCAAAATTTTCTTTAATTAATTTATTTTTAAGTTGCTCAAAAGATATATTTTTATCTTTCATTACTTTCTCTAATAAAGAATATGGAGAAGTTGGGTTTTCTGTTGGGGCTGATTCTTCTAGAATTTTTACGTCTCCAAGCTCTTCTTGAGATACAATATTAATTTTTAAAAAATTTCTAACGCATCTAACAAAAGCTCTATTTTCCGCTATTGCAGCCAAGAAATATTTTGCAAAACTTTTTGTATTGAAATGAGAGGCGTCTGCTAAAGCTTCGAAAATAACTTCTTTATTGTCTGTTTCATAATTTGGAAGCCATGTAATTCTACAGCTCGTGGCGAAATAATTTTCAGATGCAGCAACCACCTTATATTCCACTTTGGAGTAGCCACGAATCTGCGCCAATTCTTTTATTCCCCCCAAAAGTATTAGTAAATCTTTATCCTCTAATTTCGTAACGTCTGATTCTTGTGTCCTTTGACGATTCGCCACAAGATACTCCTGTTTTACCATTTTTCTCCAGTTTATCGTGCCGTCATTATTAAATATATATCTAATATTCTTATCTTCAATGAGCCCATATTTGTTCTTTCTAAAGACTATATTTGGTTTATTAATTAATTCAACTTGAATATCTTCATCTTCCGAATAGTACTTTATATTTGGTTGAATAACCATTGATTCCGATATATTAGTTTCCATTTTTTTATTATATAATATGTTTATATATTTGTCAATAGGTTATTCAAATATCCTTATAAAGCTTACGTCTTCTTTACTAATAGAATTGCTAAATTCAAAAAAATCTGCATTCTCGTAAGGCTTATCTTTTAAAGCGTGATAATGGGTGGGGTATACTTTATTATTATAAAAAGTTTTTTTATTTGATTTAAATTTTAGATTCTTGAGGCTTCTGACTTCCTTTGGTAAATCTTGATGGCTTATTTTAATAATATTACCAAATTCCATATATTTAATTTTTAATTTATTTAACTGGGCGTCGTCTTCTTCTGAGGCCAAATCAAATTGTATTCCTAATTTCACAAATTCTTCAAAAAAAGTATGGTCAAAATTAGATGATATAAAGAACGTGATTCTAATAATATTTTCTTTGTAGAATTTTAAGAGATCTATCGGTAAAGCCTTGTTGGTGATAATTGCAGCTTTTGAAATATTTAATTGATGTTGCAATACTTCTAAATTAAATTGTTTATCCATTCTGATATTTATATGGGGAATATTTAAATTAGTGACATTAACTGGATGAGAGGGTATCATTTCAACAATTTGATTTTTATAATGCTCTCCCACGAAAAGGCTTTTTAATTTTAAATTAGATTTAATATTTAAAAGATCTAAAACTCTATTGGCTATATCTTCTGGATTTATTAGATTTATAGTTTTTATAATTTCATGCTGAGTGTAAGAAGGCTTCATGCCATTTCGATGACTTTCGATTAAGATTTGTTTATCTTTATCTCCCCAGTATGGCATAGAATGCCCTTTGTACATATTAGAATATAAACCAACAATATTAATATTATGATATCCTGCTAAATGTATAGGGAAACTATCTATACCTAATAGTAATTTCGCATGTTTAATTAAATAGCTTAATTGATTAAAATCTGTTTGGCCATTTGTAATATAACAATCTTGCGTAAATAATGTTTCTGATTTATCTCCTATTTGGACAATCTTTATATCATTTTCAATTAAATATGGTCTTAAAAAATCTAAGACATCTGGCCAATAATCATAAGTTCTTGATTGAAATTTATTAGGCGCATGTAATATTATGTATTTTTCGAAAGGCAAAGGATAATACTTGTTGTATATGTAAGGTCTTTTAATTTTAACACCACAACCAAGAGCATATTGTTCTAATATATGCATATCGTAATCTTTTTCATAATGCTAAATTATATTATTATTTTATATCAAATTCAATTTTATCTTTAGCGTTATGCAAGTAATTTAAAAATCTTTGAGTCCCTGCGTGGGGCATAAATGCTATATCAAAAAAGCCGGGATGTGCTCCTGCTCCTTCCATGAGTAATAATTGGTCCATCTCTGGCGCAAAAGGTAAAACTTTATGAACATATGGATTATTTATTAATATATCAAAATATTGATTTTTTGTTGCAACATATAGATCATATTCTGGGTAAATATTTTTTATTGATTCGAAGAGCGACGAAACCATAAAAACATCCCCTGCGCTCTCGGGTATAACGATTAAAATTCTTTTCGGATTTGGACTTAGAAGGCTGCCAAAATCTATTCTTTTATTATTTGCATTTTCTTGTGCGGCTACTTTTCGAAAGTAGTTTTCTATATCTTCTCTTTTTGCTCCTCGATTCAATTCATGCATCCAATATTTATGGCCATTGTCATTTTCGTCTACATTTTTCATCTTAAGGATATTATGATACATAAACGTTAACCAATCTTTATTATCACTTATATTAGGGATAATACAATTTGGATCTTTTTCATTATTTAAATCAATATCTATATTATTCCAATTAACCTTTGGCGAAGCGTCAATAAGGTCTGTTATTTTTTTACCGATATTTTTAATTGAGAAGTTTTCTATTGTCCAGTCTCTTGCGATTAATCCCAGCTTTTCTCGTTTGTCTTTCGGCATTTTCCATACTTTATGAAGTTGTTTGGCGATCGATCCTGGCAAAGTCGAAGCTTTTCTGAATTCTGTGCCGTGTTCTCTATACTCTGACCATTCTAATGGTAGGCTTTCTGCTTCTGGAACGCATAAATCTTCTCCGCAACTATAATTTGTAACTAAAGTTATCAAACCTGCTAATTTTGCTTCTTGTATTGGGATTTCTTGTCCGCCGCTTGTAAAAGGATGACAGTAAACATCCATTATATTATATATTTCATTTAATTGATTTTCTGTTACTCCGTAACCCACGCTTGTTGTAGCGCAACTTTTTTGAGCGCCACAAGCCGGACAATCTGGGTTTGGTCCACAAAACCTAGAAATAAAAAATTCTTTACAATTTTTACAGATATACGTTGTTAGAATTTCGTTCAAATCAATCCCGTATTCTCGAGCTAATTTTGGTATATTCCATCCTTCTTCCCAAGAAGTATGAAGAAGTAAAAATGTATTTTTTACTTCTGGATTTCTAGCTTTCCATAAAGCGTATCCTTCTAATAAATTAGGAACGCTTTTTCTTAATTGATTTCTAAAAACAAATCCAATGATAAAAGCGTCTTGAGGTAATCCAAAATTCAATCTTAAATTTTTTCTTTTATCCTCAGATAATCTATAAAAATCTTTGGTTTCAAGTGGGCCATGAACTGTCTCTACATTATTAAAGCCCATGTCGTGTAAGGCGTCTGTGGCAAATTTGCTCCAAATCCAATAATTTTTTATTTTTTTTGCGGCTTCAACAGCTGTGGGTAGTATGGGCAAAGAATCTAGAGTAGTCC